ACTTCAAAAATGTCTCCAACGTGTCGGACAACATTTTCTTTCAAGTCAAAGAAATCTTGGATTGTTTCTAGCACTCTTTTCCTCCTATTGGGTGATTTTGAAGTGATAATTCAAGGAGTTCTCCTTGAAAGTTTGAAAAGAAAAACTCGACCTGATCATTGTACAGATATCTTGCACGTTCCAAGACGAGCTCTTCAGTGCGAGAATCTGACAAATCAAAAGCTCCTGTTAAATCGAGAATTGCTTTTTCGGATGAAACTAACATCCTTGAAAGATTCCCGTTTTCAGCATCATGAAAGATTTTCATCCGCTCCTTGAATGTTCCCAGAAGCGGATGAAGTTGTTTCGTTTCTTCCATTCGGTGTCACCACCTATTATTTAATTTTCAATACCCAGACAGCAGCAGTCTTTTCATCGTGAGCCTTACCGTAAGCAAATTGCTTAGCAGTGTAGAGGTTCAAATCTTCGAGAGCGTAAGTCTCAGTGAAGCGACCAAACTCGATTCCACCGCCTACAAATGCATCGTAGCGACCTTTTACAAAGGTAGTCACTTTACCAGCGGTTTGAGCAACTGATTCAACCAAGATCAAGTTGTACGGCATTGCAGTTACATACGTTCCTTGAGCGTTCAAGGAAGTGTATTGTTTCTTGACATCCCACGCATCCGCTGGGTTGACGACCATCACGACATTTCCTTCAACTGCCACTGGGTTGCCGTCAGACTTAACAGAGTGATGTTTGTACACTGCAGTCAATTCTTTGACAACTGTTGCAGAGTCAGCAAATGTAAGGTTTGTAGTTTGGGCCTCTTTTTCTGCAAAAGTTGTTTTATTGCCAGCCGCAGTTCCAGTGAGGGTACGAGAAAGACCGATAGGCTTGCCGTCTCCGTCACCGTTCAAGAAGGCAGCTTCCAAAGCAGCAGCGGACGCTTCTGTGATTTGAACGGATACGAATGATTGCAACCAAGCAGGGCCAAATTTTTCAGAGTCTTTAGGAATGACTACAAATGCAGTCAATTTGTTTTGGATTGCTTCTTCTTCGTTGAAGTCTTGCTTCAATTGGCCTTGGATTTCCCCGTTGATTTTTCCCCAAAGAGCTGTTCCGGTCTGAGTTGATTTGAGGAATTTAAGGCGGATGCCAGCATTGCGCAAGCCAATGTGTTGCAAGAGTGGGCGAGATTTCACCATATCATCAAAGATACGGTCGATAGTTTCTTGTGGGAAGAGTTTCTCTACTCCCACGGGGGCAGTTTTGTCGATGTCGTTGAAGAATTCACGAGCTTCCGCAGTCAATTTAGCATCATAAGGATTCATTGCTGAAACTTCCTCATGAGCAGCATGACGAGCTTGTTCCATCATTTCATTTGTCATCGACTCGATCATTTCATTGTAGAGTTTCGCTTGTTCTTCTTGAGGTGCACCATTTGATACAGCGTTCAAAAAGTTCTGACGAATTTCATTGAATTTGTTTGATAATTGCATTGTCATTAGTATTTTTCCTTTCTAAAATGCAAAAAGACCGAACCCTTTCGGTACAGTCTCGTTTGTGTTATTTTCTGGACTTTCTGGAATATTGAATTTTTTCTGTACAAATTCGCTATTTTCAAAAGTCTCTCGTGCGATTTGTCGAGCTTCTAGCTTATTAGCTACCAGCTCAGCAATTTTATCAATATCAGGAGTCATTGCTGACTTCATCTTGTCGATAAAATCATGTGGGATCATTGGAGTTTCACTTGCAGCAAATGTAGGAGCAATTTCTCCAGCAAACATGATTCTGTCAGCAAATCCTTGATTTACTGCTGATTCAGCATCGAACCAGGTAGTCTTGTTCATCAGATCCAATAAATCATCTAATGCTTTTCCGGTTTTATCGACATAAGCATTTGCGATTGATTTATTAAAACCTTCAAGTACTCCAGCTTCATGAAGTAGAGTGTTGTGGTCTCCGTCAACTCGTGATGACACATTGTGGATCATGATTTGAGCAGTAGGGCTAATTTCTACGACATCACCAGCCATTGCGATAACGCTCGCTGCGCTTGCGGCAATTCCCACGATTTTAACAACTACTTTCCCTGAGTATGACCGCAAAGCAGTATAGATTTCGCTACCTGCATATACATCTCCTCCTCCTGAATTGATGTAAACTTCGATGTCCTCACCAGTTTCCGGAAGTACTACGTTTTTAGGAGCGGTGCAGTCCCAACCAAACCAATCATAAAGCCAAACATCATCGTTTGACACGATGGTTCCTTTAATCGGAATCACTTTCATCTTCTTTCTCACCTCCCTTCTCTACATCCTCACCAAGTTGATAGTTCTTAGTGATCAGAGGCTTGTCGCCCCACGGTACAGCTTCAAGACCAAGTTCCTCACGGACTTCATTGATAAGCATGGATCCCGAAGAAATTAGCTTGTCAATACTTTGAGCAAGCGAGAATTTGTCTCTTTGCCCTTCACCAACAATGACTAGTCGCTTATTGTCCTTGTACTCGCTTTTACTTAGTAAAGCAAAGTTCAGACCATCGCTCATTTTCTTCACAAGCGACTGGTAGCAATAGCTGTTAAACATCTTCTGACTATTTTCCAGGTTAGCCATGTCTCCATGCATCAGCGCAGTGGGAATTCCTAAGATGTCTGCCACCTCATCATCGAATTGCCTACGAAGTTTTTTCAACTCATCTACAGACAAATTCGATGTACCTGTAGTATTGGTTAGCTCAGAGTATTCCATCCCCTCTTGAGCTGGGACAATCGCTACTGTCTTGGTCGTAAATGATTTAAAGAGACCGTCTGCATATCGTTGCATCTTTTCACGTTTCGATTCGTCAAAACTTGCATTCGTTCTAGTGCTAAGTACTCCACGGATTTGATTATTTCGTGCAAGTGCTTCGACTAGCCGAGTGTGTAGTTTTTCATAATCATTGAAGAGTTGAGTGAAATATTCTTGAAGACGATTGTTGTTGTATTGCAAGAAAATGACTTCATTCATCTTGAATGGTTTTTGGAAAGTATAGTTTTGACAACTCACAGATGTGAATGTGTCATCGAACACAGCATATTTCTGTCGAATGTACGAGTCAGCAATCAATAACTGATCGTCATTCGATAAGAAAATCAGCACTTCATTCTTGGTCAACAAGCGATAAACCGCCTTTTGCCAAAACTCAGAAGCTGATTCATTCTTATTGGGCCTTACATTTAGCAGATAATCCCAATCAGTAGCCTTCTTTTTCCCATTATCGATGAATTTAAACTCAGATCTCGCAAAGATTCGGGCCACAAACTCAGCAGCCTTGTCAATCGACAGGCTCTTTAGTTGCAGATTCCCAAAGATCCGCTCCAGCTCATCAAATTCAAAACTTGGTTCCGGAACTTCTCGCTTGAATAAATTTAGCCATCCCAAGGCACCTCCTCCTTTCTAAATTTCTATGCCTGCCACCCACCCGGATCTTTTTTTTACCGTTTGAAGAAAGATTTTTTAGAGCGTTTTAATTCCTTCTTGATTGATTCAAACTCTTTATTTGTTTGTAAAACATTTTGACCGCAAATATCTTCATGCCGCTTACGGACTGGCTCAGAGTATTCAATTCAGCACTGATTGAAACAATCTTGTTCAATAATTCCATGTTTTCTTTGCTCACTACAGCAAGCTCGCATTCAAGGCCTTGGATCTTTTGTTCGAGTTGTTGTTTCTTCTTCATTCGTTTGTTCATTTTGTTGTCCTTTCTAAAATTCCCAATCTTCGATCACATCAAGAAAGTCTCCAACAGTACTCTCCTGAATGATTTCTCTCTTGTAGAGAGCAGCAATAAAGGCATGGAAGCCGTCAGTCTTTCGTCTCAACGGTTCCTTTTTCAAAAATCTCTTGTTTCCGTCTTTGTCTTCTTTGACAAAGGTATTATCGGTATACCAGAGCATTGATTTGTCGTTTTCAAAAATGAATCTTTCATTCGCAAATCCATCTTCAATGATTGGAGCTACCTTCGACTGTATCGCTCCTGGATTTCGCAAGAATTCATATTCAAAATCAGCTTCTTCCAGCAATGGTTTTAGCAAGTCCATTCGAAATCCGTCTGCGCAGACAATTTCGATATTGTACAGCTTGCGCCACTGGATCAATTTATCAACAAGTAATCTTGGATCTATACTTGGACCGTCTACGATAGTGAAGAATCCTTGCTCCTGCCATTCACGGATTGGAGCTTTGATTTTAAACATATCCAAAAATTGCTTTCTAGCAAAACTGTGTTGCTTCCAGATAAATTCATCACCGTTTTTAAAGAGTAGACCAACGCTGGCAAAGTCTCTGATGCTTGCGTAGTCGAAACCAGCGACACAAGATCTTCCTGATAGATCTATCCCAGGGCTTCTCAATGCAGCCATTAACTTTTCACGAGTGGTCACATCTTTTTCGATGTCTGCTTCTGGTAGATTCATCCGTTTTGTCATAAACTCTTGTCTGCCTGACGGTTCCAATTCCAAATCATCATAGTCAGCTTTCGTTCTGGCCAGCAGACGCTTGGCATAAGGAGTTGTTTCGTCCAGCATAGGATTCGCTTTTGCCCAGTTGCTCATATCATCCACTTCTTCCGGATCGTCTAGTTTGCAGATGAACGGAAATAAGCGGAACTCCTCAAGTTCTCCATTCAAGATTTTCATTGATTTTTCGATCATCTTATCGTAAAACCCTTCACGGACATGTCCATTGGTACCGTTATAAAAGGTGCGAGCGTGAGCAATCTTACCAAGTCCTGATCGTTGGATCTTAACAGCAGAGTCATTTTCAAATTGGTGAATTTCGTCAAATTCAAGGCAACCATCACGGGCTGAGTCCATTGTCTTTGGATTGTTAGTCCGATAAGAAAAGACCGAGTTGTTCCCTCGGCCTGTAATAGACATTTTTGTTAAATAAAAATGATCTTCCAATCCTCTTCGCTGAACAGTTTCATAAACCTCCTCAAAAGATACTTTCCCCTGTTTCTCCGAATTGGCTGTGATCGTCACATCATAATCTCGAATTGGATATAGTGGGCTGATAAAG